AGTCTTTGATACAATGTTAGCAGAGTATATAATTCAAAGAGGTATTAAACAACCTTTATCTCTTGAGGCTTGTGCAGAACGCTATCAACTTGAAACACAAAAGAAGGATACACTTAAACATTACTTTGCTCAAGGTGTTGGAGTTGATGCTATACCAAGAGATGAATTAAAAGAATACTTGTTAGCAGATTTAAAAGCAACACAACAACTATCTAATGAGGTGTATAAAAAATTAAATACACAAGAGTATGCAAGTTTGTTAGAGTCTGTAATTTTAACAAACAGAGTTTGTGTTACTCTAGCTAGAATATATAAGAATGGATTCAAAGTGGATAAAGATGTTCTAAAAGAAGTGCAAGTTCAGTTTGAACAAGAGAAGTCTGATATAGAACAGAGGTTATCTAAACAAGTTAGAGAACTCATGGGTGACACACCTATTAATCTCAATAGTCCTGAACAAATGTCTTGGGTTATTTACAGTCGAAAGCTAAAAGATAAATCCATGTGGGGTAATAACTTCACTCCTTATATGCCTAATGAAGAATATAAAGCAACCATAAAAAAACATACAGATGTAATATATAAAACGAAAGCTATCAAATGTACTACGTGCAATGGTAGTGGGTTTATTAGAAAGATAAAGAAGGATGGCAGTCCGTATGCCAAACCTAGTAAGTGTTCTAACTGTAATAATCTAGGTTATTTATTTAAACCAACTAATATTGTTGCAGGACTAAAGTTCAATGCACCCAATGCAAAATGGATTAGTGCTAATGGTTTCAGTGTAAATAAAAACAATCTATCTTTACTACAAAATGTAGCAAAGAAAAATGATATGATAGAGGCAAGTAACTTCTTATCAGATTTACAAAGACTATCTGCGTTAGATACATACCTATCTTCTTTCGTTCATGGCATTTCAACCTACATGAAACCTGATGGTATGTTGCACGTTAGATTATTACAACACAGAACTGCGACAGGCAGATTTAGTGGAGCAGACCCCAATATGCAGAATATGCCTAGAGGTGGTACATTCCCTGTAAAGAAGGTATTTGTTTCACGTTGGGAAGGTGGCAAGATTCTAGAAGCTGACTTTGCACAGTTAGAGTTTAGAACTGCAGCTTATTTATCACAAGATGAGGTGGCTATAAATGAAGTTAAGACAGGTTTTGACGTTCACTCTTATACGTCTTCAGTTATTTCAGCTTCGGGTCAGAGTACAACTAGACAAGAAGCTAAAGCACATACCTTTGCTCCGTTATATGGTGCGACTGGGTTTGGCAGAACGAAAGCCGAAGCAAGTTACTACAAAGCGTTCACAAAAAAATACAAAGGCATCGCACTTTGGCATTCCAAATTGGCTAAAGAGGCTTTAGAAACAGGTATGATTACAACACCATCAGGTAGGCAATTCTCTTTTCCTGATGTAGAAAGAAAGTATGGTGGTTCTGTATCGCACTTCACACAGATAAAAAACTATCCTGTGCAAAGTTTTGCTACTGCAGATATTGTGCCTCTTGTATTAATAAATATAGAACTTAAATTAAGAGAATATAAATCATGTATTGTGAATACAGTTCATGATAGTATTGTGATTGATGTACATCCTGAGGAAGAACAGAAAGTGATTTCAATAATAAATGATATGAACCAAGAGCTAAATGTCATTGTAAATCGACAGTTTAGAATTAACTTAAATGTTCCTTTACTTTTAGAGGCAAAAATAGGAAGAAATTGGCTTGACACAAAAGATGTATCGTGATATAACTATAAAACTTTGAGAAAAAAGGAGATAAAAATCTATGAATGATTTAGTAACAATAGATGCCAATAACTATGCTGCTATGGCAAAAGCTATGGGTATCGCAGGAGAAGGCTCATCTTCAGAAAAAAAGAGCAATACACTACCTAGATTACGAATCAACCATGCACCTATCATGGGAGAAAAGAATTTAGATGGTAAGACTGTAAAAGTAGAAGTAGTAGATGGTGGTTCTTACAAGTTAGATAAACCTGAAAATGGTATTTACTATGGCTCTTCTGCAATCATCCGACCTTTTATGCAAAGATTTATGTATAAAAGATTTGTTAAAAATAATAATGCCAAAGCAGGAGAACCGTTAGGTTTGTATCATAAAACTGTTATGGCAGATACCTTGAATGTGGATTTAAAAGATAATCAAGGTGGGTTTAATTGTGGTAAACCTGCAGGATACATTCAAGATTTTAAGTCTTTGTCTGAAGAGAAACAAAATCTCATTAAACAAATAAAGCGTGTTCGTGTTGTTTTCGGCTTGGTTACATTGAAAAATACTGTCAATGAAAAAGGCGAAGAACAAGAATTAAATCAGTCACCTTTTATTTGGGAGATTGATAACAGAGATGCTTTTAAAATTGTAGGTCAACCTTTTTCCAAGTTGGCTCAAATGAAAAAGCTACCTGTTCAACATGAGATAACTCTCAACACAGAGGAGAGAAAGTTACCTAATGGTAATTCTTTTTATCTTCCTCAAGTTAGTTTAGATGTATCTAAAAATATAGAGTTATCAGACGATGACCAACAAACGTTCTCTAACTTTTTATCATGGATTCAAAACTATAATGAATACATTATGAAAGAATGGGAACAAAACACAGGCAAGGATATTGCTAAAGAAGATATTGATACTGTAAATAACTTTATTGATATCGACAATAGCGATGTAGCCTAATGAAAAGTAATAATCCTTTCAAGGCACATAGTATTAACTATCTGTCTCCTAGCAGTATTAACACTTATATTAGTGACCCATCTATGTGGGTTGCTAAATATTTGTTTGGTGTTAAATCTGCAGGGGGTGCTAGTGCCATGAGAGGAATTGCAGAAGAGTTTGTGTTAGCAAATAAATTAGAACATGGAAAGTTTGATTTTAATTTACTTGAAACAAAATTCATGTCTTTATGTGCAGATGCCTCTTTAGATTTAGGGGATATTAAAGTTGAGAAAGAAAGAAACGCTTTAAATAAATATGGAACTATACTTGATGAAAATTTTAAATATGATAATTTAAAAGATTATCAAGAAAAAGTTGAAGTTCCAATAGAAGATTTGCCTGTTCCCATTATGGGATATATAGACTTTCGGTTTGAAGGAAAAATTGTTGATTTAAAAACATCATCAAGAATGCCTACAAAACCAACAGAAGCACAAAAAAGACAAATGGCTTTATATTCTATGGCATACCCAAAAGATAGTGTAGACTTATTTTTTGTAACACCAAAAGAGCATAAAGTTTTTACATTAAAAAATCTAACAGAGTATAAAAAGCAATTAAAAAAAGTTGCTTTTGGTATACAAAAGTTTTTGTCTATCAGTGATGATAAGCATGAGTTAGCTTCTTTCGTATTTCCTAACTTCGATTCATGGATGTGGTCAGGAGATATGAAAAATGAAGCTAAAAAAATATGGAGTGTAAAATAATGGCAGACACAAAAAAAATAGAAGAACTGCAAAATGATATTTCCAACATGGAAAAGGAATTAGCCGAAGCTAAAAAAACTCTTCGTGAAATGAAAACAAAAGGCTTACGTGAGGCGATGGAAGCAAAGAAGTTGGCAGACGAAGCAGTAAAAGAAGAAATGAAGGCACTTGGTTATAAGTATAGCAGTTCAGAGTATGAATTTAATCCTTTTGCAGGATGGAGAAGAATACTCTAGTGCCAACAATAGCACATTTAGAAGAAGGCTTTAGAGGTACGTTAGAGCATAGCATAGCCGAAGACTTAAAAAGTAAAAAGGTTAAGTTTGAATATGAGACCATCAGAATAAAATGGTCTTATCTTACTCATCGTACCTATAAGCCTGACTTCATATTAAGTAATGGCATAATTATTGAAGCTAAAGGTTTCTTTCAAGGAAAAGAAAGAACAAGAGCATTAGCTATACAAAAGCAACATCCCTCTCTTGATATTAGATTTATTTTTGGGAATAGTAATAATAAATTATACACAGGTTCTAAAACAACCTATGCACAATGGTGTGAAGAGAATGGATTTAAGTATAGTGATAAGACTATACCTGACGAGTGGTTAAAAGAAACAGGAACTAACAAACACCCTAAAGTAATTAAAATATAAACAGAAGGAGAAAATATGCCAAATCAAAAAAATAAAATACTACCTGAAGATTTTTTAATAAAAGTAAATCCTCATCTTACAAGCACAGGTAAATGGAATGGTGGAATTGAAGTCAGTATCATTCCTAATGTAAATAATCCATTAGATGATGATGATTATTTTCAAATAGAGCATATATGCAAAATGCTATGTGGTAGCTTAAATTATCTAGAGATGGACCATTCATTTAGAGAAAAGATGAATAAGTATGTTGTTGATATCATTGATAAAGACTACATATATAATACTCCTAAAACCAAAGCCGAAATTAAAAAAGAATTTAAAGATAATATAATTTCTGTTGACTTTAAAGATAAAACACGTCATTAGTATGGGTATGTACAGAGAATCTTTAAGAAAAAAATTTAGAGAGATAGGAAATATGGTAAGAAAAGAACAACCTAAATATTTGTCAGGTGTAAAAGAACAAGCACAACAACAATCAGACCACAAACAAACTATGGACATGGTTAATAATCCACCACATTATAATAAGTCAGGAATTGAATGTATTGAAGCTATCAAGGCAATGACAGATAAAGGCTTTCAATATTACTTGCAGGGTAATATTATGAAATACCTTTGGAGATACAGGTATAAAAATGGTGTTGAAGATTTAGAAAAAGCACAATGGTATCTCAGTGAATTAATAGATGAAGTAAAAGATGATAAAGATTAAAATATTTATGACAATAAGTATTGACCCTGAAGAATATCCCATTCCCTCTGATGGAGATGTTACAGAAGACTTTGAAGAATCTCTAAATGATTTCTTCTACGATATAGGGGGAGTAGATATTAAAAATATGAAGATTATTACGGAGACATAAATGCAAAACTATTTACCAACTGACTATCAAAATTTTATTGCTCTATCTCGTTATGCACGATGGAAAGAAGATGAGCAAAGAAGAGAAAATTGGTCTGAAACTGTAGAAAGATACTTTGACTATATGAGTAATCATTTAAATAAAAAACATGGTTACACTTTAACTAGAGCTTTAAAAGAAAAACTAACTAACAGTATTATGTCACTAGGTATTATGCCTAGTATGAGAGCATTAATGACTTCAGGTGTAGCTTTGGATAGATGCCACGTAGCAGGATATAACTGTAGTTATATACCTGTAGATAGTCCACGTTCATTTGATGAGTGTATGTATATTCTTATGTGTGGCACAGGTGTAGGCTTCTCTGTTGAAAGAGAAAATGTAGATAATTTACCCACAGTTAATGAGCACTTTGAAGATAGCACTACGGTCATCACGGTTGCCGATAGCAGACCCGGATGGTCAAGAGCATTGCGTGAAATGATAGCTATGCTTTACGTTGGACAGATTCCAAAGTGGGATACATCCCAAGTTAGACCTGCAGGTGCAAGATTAAAAACATTTGGTGGTAGAGCATCAGGTCCTGCTCCATTAGAAGAGCTATTTGAATTTTGCATAGAGAAGTTTAAAGGAGCAAGAGGTAGAAAACTATTTCCTATTGAATGTCATGACATTATGTGCAAAATAGGAGAAGTGGTAGTTGTAGGTGGTGTTAGAAGGTCTGCTCTTATATCTTTATCTAATCTTGGTGATGACCAAATGCGACACGCAAAAGCAGGTTCATGGTGGGAGAATGAAGGACAGAGAGCATTAGCTAATAATTCTGTTGCCTATAAAGGCAAACCTGACATGGGCACATTCATGAGAGAATGGACTGCGTTATATGAATCTAAATCAGGTGAACGTGGTATATTTAATCGTAAGGCAGCTAAAAATAAAGTAGAAGAGAATGGTAGAAGAAAAGAAAATTATCTATTTGGATGCAATCCTTGTAGTGAAATTATTCTCAGACCTTATCAGTTTTGTAATTTAACTGAAGTTGTTGCTCGTGAAACAGATGATTTGAATAGCCTAAAAGATAAAGTTAGATTAGCTACTATACTTGGCACGTTTCAATCTACACTTACTGAGTTTAAATACTTACGTAAAGTATGGAAGCAGAACACAGAAGAAGAAAGATTATTAGGTGTATCTCTTACGGGTATATTAGATTGTCCTTTGCTATCTCCTAATCATGCATTAGAAGATACTCTTGAACAACTAAAACAGGTTGCAGTAGAAACAAATTTAAAAGTATCAATAGAGTTAGGCATACCACAATCGACTGCAATCACTTGCATAAAACCATCAGGAACTGTTTCACAACTAGTAGATAGTGCTAGTGGTATTCATGCAAGACATAACCCATATTATATTAGAACTGTGCGTGGTGATAACAAAGACCCACTTACACAGTTTATGAAAAAAGCAGGTATTCCTGCAGAGCCTGATGTTATGAAGCCTGATAGTACAACTGTATTTAGCTTTCCTATGAAATCACCCACAGGTGCTATTACTAGAACTGAAATGACTGCAGTTGAGCAGTTAAATTATTGGTTGATGTTTCAAAGACATTGGTGTGAACACAAGCCTTCTGTCACCGTCTCTGTAAAAGAAGATGAGTGGATGGATGTGGGTGCTTGGGTGTATGATAACTTTGATGAAGTATCGGGTATCTCCTTTCTACCCTTTAGTGAACATACATACAAACAAGCACCCTATCAAGATATTGATGAAAATGAATATAAGGAGTTGACAAAAAAGATGCCAACTGCTATAGATTGGAGTAAGTTACAAGAGTTTGAAAAAGAAGATACTACGAGTGGTAGCAAAGAACTTGCGTGTACTGCAGGTGTTTGTGAAATTGTAGATATAGAGGCAAGTTAACTTTAATTTTATAGGAGAATATATGTTAGAACCTTGCGTAGAAGACCAAAAGAAATTTGACCTTGACTTAAAATTTGGTAGGGTCAGAGAACAACTTGTTGCAGATATGTTGCAAGATAAAAAAATTGAAGTTAAAAGTGAAAGGGGGATGTGGCAAAAAACAGGTAACATAGCTATTGAGTACGAGTGCTATGGTAAGCCTAGTGGTATAAATGCTACAGAGGCAGACTATTGGTTTCATCATCTATGTATTGAGGATGATGTATTTTGTACTTTAGTATTTAAAGTACCTAATCTAAGAAAGTTAATTAATAACTTAGATTATAAGAAGACAGTATCAGGGGGAGACCATAATGCATCTAAAATGTATTTATTGAATATCCAAAAACTGTTTTCATCAGATGTAATAAAATCGTTTAAAGGAGAATAACACTATGCGAGAAATATTATTAGGAGCACTAAAATCTTATTACGTTGGCTTAATAAATAAGCACGTAGCTAACATAGAAATTTATTTACGAACATCTATTGGTGTTGGAGAGCACTCTGATATAGTAGAGACCATAGATAAAGAAATGGAAAAGGTGGCTATGTATGACGATAGATTAACAATGATAGCTAAATATTTTATTCCTAAACAAGAGGATGGTGCGAATGCAAAAGAAAAAAAGAAACCCGAATCTAAGTAAGTATGACGCACCTCTACGCATTCAATTTGAACGTGGTGTAAATGCATTTAAAGGTAAACAATACATAAGGAATCTAAAAGGTGCAAAAATAATTTCAACCGAGAGTCCTTATAAGTTGAATACCATGCAACATAGAGAATGGCAAAGAGGTTATAACTTTGCCTACTTTAAAAACTTGGAGAAACTAAAACGTGAAGAGGCTAGAAGAAGAAGCCAAGAAGTTCATGCAGTCTAAAAACAAAAGCATGATTATTGCAGATGAGTATCAAGAGAAAGCAAAGGAAACTGCTATCTATCCCAAGAAAGATGCACTACCTTATCTATCTCTTGGACTCGTTAGCGAGGCAGGAGAAGTCGCAGGTAAAGTTAAGAAACTTATTCGTGACGGAACTCAGTCTGATGTAGCATCAGAGATAGGCGATGTTCTATGGTATTGTGCTATGTTAGCATCTGAGGTTAATGTTAGTCTTGGCAAGATAATGGAAAGCAATTTGGAGAAGTTGAATGACAGAAAAAAAAGAGGAAAACTTAAAGGGTCAGGAGATACTCGTTAATAAAGTAACACCTGTTCATGATTTATCATGGTATCTTAAATGGTCAGGTTCTTTTTTAATTATGTCAGGAATTATATGTAGGGCAGCAGGAGTGTTACCTTTTTATGATTTAGTAGCTTCTTGTGTAGGCACAGGATTGTTAGCAGGTATGGCTTACATATGGCATGATAGAGCCTTGCTTATGGTGAATGGGGTAGCCTGTGCAGCGTTAGCTATGGGTATTATGAGATACTTATTTGTTTAAATCAATCAGGGTCTCTTTGTTTTAATTCATCAGTAATATCTTCAATTATAAATTGTTTATTTTTAAATTTTTTACGTGCCTGTTGAGCTAAATCAAACAAAATTTCATAATCATAATCTCTATATTTATTAGGCTCTCCATATACTTTATTGTAGGTATTAATAGCTATATTCCTATAAAACTTAGGTAACTTTTTAAATTTTACTTTTGTATAAGGTCTTGTCCTTACATTACTTGCATCTTCCACCACCGTTCTAGAAACAGCCTCAGTAACTTTCTTTCTTACTCTTGCAATTTCTATTTTTAATATTTCTCTTTTTGCGTCATTAGGTAATCTTTTGTAAAAGTCTGTTTTTATAAAAGGTGCTACAATGTCAGTCATAAACTCACCCATATAAAATCCTAATAGTCTATCTGCTTCAGTTATTCCTGTTCTTCTAAGTACCTCTGCTTTTGTAATTTTAAGTCTATCTAACTCTTTTTCTATTTCTGTTTTTTTACCTCTATATAATCTACCATACACCTGTCTTGTTATAGGTGTGGGTCTTCTCATTAAACCTTCTCTTGTTGGAGATTGGTATGCTTTAGGTATATTATATTCTGTTCCAAACATTTCATGTAACATCTTTTCTATATTATAGTTTCCGGGAATACGAGCTAAAGATTTATGTAATATTAGAGCACCTATATCTTCTACCTGATTTTCTCTTATTATTCTTTCGTCATCTCCTGCAATAAATGTGTTATATATATCTTGAATAGGAGTTAGTGGCATAAAATAAGTTGATGTTATATTAGATGCAAACTCTGCTAATATACGATTAACAGCTTCTTCACTTTCTAAACTTCCATCAAAAGTATTGTATATGTCATCCACTAATTTGTCCATAGCGTATAATCCAAATCCTGCCTTACCTACCTGCATACCTGTAATAGCCTGTAGAGAACCTCTAAAAGTTCTTTTGTCTACAACATTTTCATTTGCTCTATATCTTTTAATTAAGTCTGCAAAAAATAAATAGGGTGCAGCAGGAAAGAAAGGTCTCAAATCATATGTCTGTCCATCTTCTGATTTACCCTCATACCACTTTTCTCCTGCATATTCAGATTCTCTGAAAGCAGCAGCACCAAATAAAACACCTAGACCTGCCAAACCCTTTGCAGTATTATGGTAGCTACGTATACCAAACTCTTCACCTGTTTCCTTACCAAAACTTCTAATTAATTCTTTTCTTACCCTAGTGCTCAATAAAAAAACAGGAGAGTATTCATAAGTAAACCTCATCGCATTCGCTAAGAATCTAGGGAAAGGAACAACTGATGTTGTTAAAAATGGTAAGTTATTAGCACCTTTTACTAATAATTGTCCTACTGTGCTTTTAGGAGATGCCTGATAAGTAAAGTATAGTGCATCTTCTATGGCTCTATCTAATGCTTTTTTACCTTGCTCTGTACCAAATACTTTATTAAAATTACCTGCTTTCATTATCTCAAGTAAATCAAAATCAGCGTCATTAACTTTCTGTCCACTAGCCAACCTTCTTCTTTTCATTAAACGTAGACTTCTTTCCAAACCACCCATAAAAGCAGCACGTTTAAACATATTATCAGATAGCGTGTTTAATACGTTTAAATTTCTACCTATTCCTGTAGTTAGGTTTCTCATTTTGCTTGGTGGTTTCTTTTTCCCCTTTAATCCAACATTTGTTAAATCTTCTAAATCTGCTAATTGCCTATATAACTTTTGTGCTTTGTTTTGAAATCCCATAGCAAATATTTGTTCTACTGCTATTGCTTTATCTTTATTTATTAACCCATATGCTATGGCAAATGTATCCTTGAAAGCGTCTTTGAATGTTTGAGTTCCCTTCTCCCCTGTTACTATTCGTCTTGTGCCTGTGACCACACCTTGTACTGCATTATCAAATACAGTTGCTAGAGCATCAATACCGACTCTTGAAAAACCACCCACAGTATTACGAACCGTAGTACCCACCTGTGAAGTCATAGCAGCCAAACGCAAAGCATCTGCACTTCTAAAGTAATCTTTCCAATCATGGTCAAATATTTTTAAGAAACCTTGAACATCATCCTTATCTATAGCTTTTTTAGATTTTGCAAAAACATCTAGTGCATTTTCATTTAATGAAAAAATATCAGAAGTAGAAACATCATCAATGGACTTTAACATTTCTCTTAATTGTTTTTTATTATGCCCTGCTTTCTGCAGTAATCTACCTGCTTCTGAAAATTCAGACATAAACAAATTAGCAAAATCATCTTGAGTTAAATTATATTTATTTAGAATTTTACCAAAGTCTTCTGCTAGTGCTTTGTCAGTTGCATCGTCTTTTGCACTTCTTATTACTCTAGCTATGCCTTCAGTTATTCTTTCTTTTTTTACAACTTCTTCACCTTTACTATTTACACCTCTAAATGTTTTTAATCCTGTTTTACCTAAAACTTCAACTGCAGCAGCAGATACCCTATCTAATTTATCAGGTGTCACTGCTACTCTAAGGGGTGCATCTACACCTGCATCCTCTGCAATGTCTTCTCCTACTTTTTTACCTGCATCTACAGACTCTTTGTTCAGTTCTTTTAATCTTTCTTTTACTTCATTACCTTTCGTTCCTGCTTTTGACAATGTTTCTTTAGCAGTTGCGTCTGCCTTTTTAGTTTTCTTTTCTACTGCTTTTTGAGATGTTGCTAATAAATCATCTGTTTGTGCTCTTTTGCTTATTTCTTTAGCACCATACTTTTTAGCTAAATATAAAGGCACACTACCAACAACTGCAGTGGCTGCACCTGTCAAAACACCTGTTGTTATAGTTTGACCAAAGTCAAAGTCATCTTGTTCATCAACTGCCATTAAACTTTTTTGTTCTGCTACATCCTGCAAAACACCTGCAGTTGTTTCTACTCCTACTGCAGTAGTTATAGGTCGAGCAGCAGCACCTGCAATTATTCTACCAACTCCAAGTTTAGCAGTTTGTTGAGCAGCTATACCTGCTAATTTACCACCACCCGGAAGTAGTAATCCTACAAGAGTTGATGGAGCAGTAAATATACCCTCTGCGTAGTCACCTATCGTGCTCATGACACCACCACCAAAATCTTCCATAGCCTCTGTTGCTCTGTACAAAGACTTATAATCATTTATTTCGTCTCTTTTACCGTCTGTGACTAAACCACTTGTGTAGTTCCAATCTGCACCTGCAGTTAATTCATTAACTTTAAATTCTCTAAAGTGCTCTATAACTTCATCAACTGCATCTTCATCAGAGATGTTATCAAAGCCTAGTCTATTTTTAGCAAATCGTTTTGCTGCTGATAATAATTGGGGGTTAGATTTAAATTGGTCGTAGGTTAGACCTTCTTCAGGGGGTTTGTACGTAGGTGTGGTAGGTTTTGTCGTGGATACTTCAGTTATTTCTTCATCACCAAACTCATTAACATTTGGTTCAGTAACTTCAGTTATTTCTTCGTCACCAAATTCATTTAATTTGGATTTGTTTTCATCTATAACTTTATCACCAAATTCGTTTTCATCTTCTTTTATTTCTTCGTCACCAAATTCATTTTTTAACATGATTACTTCCTATTTTTTTCTATACAATTTTCCATTTCTTTTATACTGACTTCCTTTAGGTAGTTTATCATACTCTTCTTGTGATTTTATTTCAGGTATAACTATTTGTTTTTTACTTAACCCTTTCTTTTTAAGTTCGGCTTCTGCTTTCAATGAATTAAGAATATTTATAGATTTAGCTGATAATGATGGTTGGTTTTTTTCTTTAGCTTGTTTGTCTCTTTCTAATCGAATGTTTATTTCGTTAATCAGTGCATCATAAGATTCGGGAGTATCTTTTATAGATAAATCTCCCTCATCTGCTCCAACAACAAATTCCCCTTTGCCTTTAATCATTCTTAATAAGTCGTTTCTAACAGCTCTTATTTCTTTATCGTCAAGTTCTAGACCTAAATCTTTATCTTTTTGTTTTCCTAATTTTTCAATTTTTATAACTTCTTCTGCAGTTAATGGGTCTTCTCTATCAAACTTAAATCCTGTTTCACCTAACTCTTTTGGAGTAGTATCAGGTTGCTCACCCATATCTTTTGTTATCATCTCTTTAGCTTGTTCTAAAGTTAATGTTTTACCAAGTAAACCTAACTTACTTCTTTCAACTAATAGTTTTGCTCTAGCATCAACATCAAATGCAGATTTGTCTGACATTTTTCTTGCTTGTGAGGCAAGATAAGTTTGCAAATCAACACCCATGGCTTTAGCTCTTTTTTCTGCTTTTTGAATATCAGTAGCTTCTCCTGCTATGACTGCTTCATCTTCTGCTACTTCTGCACCCTCATCAGACAGTATTCCTTGTGGTTGTAATTTACCGTTTATATATTCTGAGAGACTTGTGAACTTTCCTTGATTTTGACCAAGTGCAGCCTTTGCTCTGTAGCTTTTATAATCTTCAGTTAGTTTTTTCATAACGTCTTCATTACCATAAGCATTCATAACGGTTCTAATTTTACCAACATCCTTAATTCCAAGAGCTTGTAATTTACTAACTTCTGCTTCTAGTAATTTTCTGTTTGCTTCTACTTGTGTTTCATATTCTTCAGCTTTTTCTATACCATCTTCTGCAAATGCTTTTGCTTCGGTTGCAACTTTTTCATCCATGTCTTGAACAGTTTCTCCGATTTTTTTAAAACCTCTGGTAAAAAATTTACTAAAATTAAAATTTAATCCTGCAGCCATTTTATTTCTTTCCTCTTCTAGACATTAATCCTTTAGCCTCAGTTTCAACAGTTTCTACTGACTCTTCTATTGTATCATCTATAGCTTTAGGCTTATCTAAATCTTTTAGAACTTCTTCTAATAATCTACTATCTATGGTTTTTTGTTTTTTTGCTGCCCTTACATCTGCATCAGTTAATTTATAATCTAGTTTTGATGTTTCAGCTATCTGTTTTAAATACTCTACTATTACAGGCGAAGCTAGTATACCTACATCTAAACTATGTTCTCCTTCCATAACTGCAGTTTCAATAACGCTTTCTACTATGGTAGTTATAGAAGTGCCATATCGTATTGCATCAACTAAAGGTCTTATTATTTCAGGAGACTGTAGTCTTCTCATATAAGAATTTATCACAATATCTAAATTAGCTTGTTTCGGTGGATTTTCCCAAGGTCTATTACCTAGTTCTGTTGTTAAAGATGCTCCCGGAATAGGACCTCCAAATATTGCATCAGCCATTTTTTTTACCTTTTCTTGCTTTTTTTGCTTCTCTTGCCTCTTCAAAAGCCTTACGTATTCTCATCAAATATCCTAATACTAATTTTTGTTGTTGTACACTTATGTCTTCTTCGGATTCAGAGTCAGACTCTTCCATATTTTTTCTAGGTTCAAACATTTTATTTCTTGTCAATAAACCTTTTTTTTCAGAGGGTTTAGCAGTAATTTTTGAGGCATTTTTACCTTCTCCTTTTTCTGCTTTCTCTATTTCTTTAGCCATAACATCCATGTTTACATATGTTTTTGCTACTATACTACTCTGTATCATATTTACTCCTAACCAAATATCCACTTTATAGCTTTTTCTGCTATGTCTACTGCATCAGAAACTAAACTTGCACCAGTATTACTTGTCGCTAAAGCAACAACACCATCTGCTAAATCAGATGCTTCTTGAGCACTCGCCACTAAAGCAGCGGCAGCAACTTCTGCCTCGTCTTGCATTTTTCTTAATGTTATATCTTTTGCACGTTCTTTTGCATTTTCACCTGATTTAAAAGAATGCTCAATGTCATCTCTAAAACCTTGCCAAATATTATTGTATGCAGTTGCCGATATATCTAACACTGCTTTTGCATTTAATTCGTTAGCACGGTTAATTGCCTCAGTGTCTGCAGTTGCTATTTCTCTTCTCCACACTGCGTTTGATTGGTCTATTATTCTTCTATTCTCTGAATTAAACTTTTCTTTCTGCAGTTTAAGCTCTGCATTATATTTTGCTATCTCGTTTTCTTCTCCTGCATTATATCTTTCCATAGCATTTTTTTGCTCTGTATTATGTTTAGCAACATCAGCTTTTAATCCATCATAGAATTGATTTGTTTGATTTTCTGACTCTGCATTGAATTGTTTTGCAGCGTTATCTGCTGCAGTATCTGTAAATATGGCTTGTGTTATTTGTTCATTTTTAAACATTTCTGTTTGTTGTTCATTATCTAAATTAGCCATGTCCATTTCTAAAAAAGATTTAGCATTTTGCACTGCAGCTTGTTGTCTGTTATTTAAGTTTGCTTCATCTAAATTAGATAACGCAGCAGCTTCTGCCATAACCATAGCTTGTCTATTTTCTAGATTGGCTATATTCATTGTTTCAGTCATTTTAGCATTTTCTAAAGCTATAGTTTGCTCTGCAGTAAAATTCATATTTGCTACATCTGCTATAGATGCAGCGTTTTTTACTCTTGATTGAAATGCTTGGTCAAACTCTTGACCTAAGAAAGTAGCTCTTTGTTCTGCAGCTAAAAGTGCTCTTGCTTGTCTGTTGGATAGATTTTGTTCCTCAAATCTTGCAAATGTTGAAGCATCTGCTTGAGCTATGGGAAGTGCAGACTCTAATGCTCCTTGAATAAGAGCTTGTCCTGCCATACTAGATGCACCTACTCCTCTTGCAGCCATCTGAGCCTGAATAGCTCTTAATGTTCCTGCTGCCCAAGGTGGTGGATTTTTACCATCAAAGTCAGAAGTTAGCTCTGCAAGTTGTCCTCTTACAGTAGCTTTTTCTGAAGGCAATGCCTCTGCTGCTTCTATTTGTTCAGTAAATTTAGCTGCCTTTTCAGCGTTAGCTACTCCACTAATTAACTCACCTTCCTGTATTTCTCTTTGAACAGGGTTTTGTAATGTAGTAGCAGTTCCTTGTGCAGCTTTTAACTTTGATACAGAACTTTCATCTTGTTGTGCAGGATTTACTATAGCTTCGTTACTAACAATACCTTGAGCAGCGTTCATGCTTTTTACAGCTTCTTTTACTTCAGGAGAAGCATTTGAAGCATCTATTGTTGCAGCAGAACTTGCATCAGGAGTTCCTGTTTGAGCAACTTGACCTTTTACTGTAGTACCTACTTTTACATCATCTTTAATCATACTATCTGTTGTCGATACAGATTGATTTGGGTCATACTCTATGTTAGCTGCTTTAGTAACACCTCCCTCAGGCACAGTTGGATTTTTTGCTTGTTGTATACTAAAGTCTTCTATTGTTTGTGCCTTTTCTTCTTCAGGTGGAGGTGTAACAGGTGGAGGTGTAACAGGTGGAGGTGTAAATGCACCTTCATCTAGACTAGGCATTGGAGCAGGTCCTCCATATACAGTATCAAAATCCTCAGGGCGTAGCTCTCTAGAGGCAGTTGTGCCACCCTCTTGCATTCTAACAATACCACCACGAGCCATACGTTTTGCAGACTCTTCGTAGACAAGCATTTGTCTTTTCTTCTCAGGATTCTGTTCTAGATAATTTTCAAAGTTATCTAATGAACCTTGATAGCCAAGTCTACCTGCTATTTTCTTTAATCCTGTTGGTTTAAATCCTGTAAATACTGCCACTATCTAGCTCCCATTAATATCTTATCTAGTTTATCTTCTAATCTTTTAATAGCATCCATAAGGTCATGCATATCTTCTTTAACATCATCCTTACGTGCATATTCTTCTCTTGTTTTATTTAGGAGTATTTGTATACGCTTTACCTCTTGGAACATCTTGTTGAATGCCCAACCAAATGGTACTACTACCATTGTTAGGATTATATTCCAAAATAACATTGCATCTATCTCCATCTAATTATATCCTTTTTATACAAAATGTCAAGTTAATTCTCTGTTGGAAAGTCATTTATAGGTGCATTACCAGTTACTTTACCATCACTGTCTTTTGGCAAATCAAACAAAGCTATAAACTCGGATAACTTAGAACAGTTGTTTATCTTAGTCTCTATAGTGTCGCAAGCAGTTCTAACTTTGTCTCTATAGGTACTTGTAGCAGTAGCAATAGCAGTTCCCTTTTCTGCTTTTCTTGTAACTTCCCAATCAGATTTACTTAATAAATCTTTAGTACGTTCTTTTGTTCTACTAATCCAAATTGATTTAAGTCCTTCATTAATAACTTGGTTGCCATCAGCATCTTTAAGTTTATTGCCTTTTTCATCAGTAGCATCTTCGTCAGCTAATTTTCTTTCAATTAAACTACCATCAGTTTTTCTACCCCAATAAAATCTATTATCAAAAGGAGCTTCAGATGCAGGTGGGTCTTCCCATGTCAGTCCATTATCTCTTTTTTCGGAGTCTGACCATCTCATCCAAATAGCAGGATGTTTTACACCACTATCTGAAACCCACGCTTTTCCTTCTTTTATTATTTTTCCGTTATGCTTCCACGACATAGTCTATCTCCTTATTTCGCATTACTAAATTTAAATGGATTTTCTGCAAAAGCTATGTAAACATACGTTCCACTACTGTTATTGCCAAAGTTAACTGCACCTCTCCACTTAAAACCATTACTTAAAAAATCTACTAATGCTGTTGAGAAAGTTGCTTCTGCTGCTGCTGTATATGAATCAGTATATATATAACTATCTCGTGGATTAAAGGTATCTCTTGCATTATCGTAAATCGCCCAATTATCAACAGTGTCTGTTCGTTTTGATATAATAATTGCAGGAGTAAATCCAGTATAAACAAATGTTCCGTCTGTTGAGCCATTTCCTTTAAATGTGCCAAACTTTGAAAATCCTGCTGTTTCAACAAAACAATAAGCCATATGGCTTTCACCATCTTTATTTGTGTTATTTTGTGTTCCGACAGAAAAAACAGTTGAAGTAGGTGCAGTATCATTCCAAAATGTATCGTCATCATCTGTAGCATTCTCACGATTTAAATGCAAGATTTCAGTAGCAGGTGCAGATGTATTAGCTCCATGATACACACACCAATTTTGATTTGAATCCCTATTTTTTAGAATAATACATTTTGGTGCAGCACTAAGTCCATGTGCTATTGTTCCTGCTGAACCAGTTCCCTCATATAAAACAACGCTACAACCAGATGTTGTATTTGCATTAATTGATGTTGCAGGTATTGTTCCTGCAAGTGCGTCTGATTTATTTACGCTATCAATTTTAACACTTCCTGATGTTGGAGTTGCTCCTGCTGATTCACTATTTGTCGCAGTAGGTGTTGTACCTATAAACCAATTCCACGCAACATAGGTATTTCCATCTGAATTAACTGAACTATGAACACTTTGACCTAATCTAAAACCTCCTGACACAAATGCTTCTAGCTTATTCGTTGCAGTAGATTCAGCATAATAACCTTGACTAGTTGTTATCATAGCTTGGTCTCCACCTCTACTGCTGTCATATACTAATAAATCATTTCCTCCATTACTTCTATTTTTTATCCATGTAATATCTGGCTGAAACCCTATACTTTTTCCATCACTGCCTTCAGTTATAACTCTATCATCATTGCCATCTCCCGTGTAAATAATGGCATTATAAAAATCTGAACTCTGATTATTAGCATTAGGACTTATCGTTGGCTCTGGTAAATTTGCCGAGCATAATGCAAGAAATCCAGTTGGTGGTGTGTCGTAAAATTTTCCTTTACCATTGGAATCTGTTGCATCAGCAGAAGTACCATTAACAGAAATTCCCCCAAATGTTGGGTCTTGACCAAAGTTAAAAGTAGTAACAACACTTGCAGAATATAATCCAAGATAAGGAGTTAAAGTATTTCCAGATGGTATTTCTTTTGCTGCATCTTGTGCTACACCATTTACATAATGCCGAACTGTTGGTGGACTTGAATCTAAATCCAATGCAATCCCTACAACATCTCCTACAACAAAATCATCTCCGACATCATAATCAATGTCATTATCTACTGTACCACTATCAGCAGTTCCAACATAATAATAAGCAGTTCCAGATGTGTTGGGGTAATAAAAAAATGAACCTTCAGCTTTTCCATCAGTTGCAGCACCAGTATAAGTTTCTACATTTTGATAACCTATATTATATCCAATACCAATGCTTCCAGATGCACACGCTTCATACCACCATTTGCCACTACTTACTGCGAAAGTGCAAGTGGCTACTGACCAACCATTACTACCTGCATTTGTTAATTGTAGATTACCTACTGATGCTGTGCCAGAGGTTTGATGGTCTATTACTCCTTTTAATGTACAGAAGTTGTTTTCTGGACAGTCTGGTAAATTTGAGTCACCTGAAGCTAAATTATTAGATGTAAAATGATTGTCGTTTCCACTTGTATCAGCACCTATCGTTGAATCTCCTGCTGTACCAGTTCCAGTTTGTTTAAACTGTAATCTAAACCCATTTGTTCCAAATGTTAAACCAGATGTGTCTTTGGGAATCCAAACACCTTCTTTGGTTTCTCCAAAAGAAGATGCAGTTAAATCTGTGCCATTAATAAAATTAACGTCTGCTAAATACCCATCAAAATATCCAGTTGTGTTAAACCCTCTTTCACCTATTTGATGTTCTACATTTTCACCAAAAGATGTATTTTGGCTACTGCTTGGTTTTACAGATGCTTGTAAAGTTTGTATTGTATTATTTACATAAATATCTGCTGTTCCATCAGTAGTATCAAGTCTTGCTACTATGTGATACCAATTTGTTGTATCCCTATATAATGCATTTGTATTCACATCAAGAATCCAAGAAGAACCATTGTAATATGCCCATTCTAAAGTATCATCTGAATTAAATCTTAAATGACCTCTATTTCCACTTGCTGTTCCTGCATGAAAGATAACGTGTTCAGAACCTAAATTACATCTTTTTACCCAAGCTGATATAGTACATTTTGTTTGTCCACTTGCTGAACCCGGAGTAAAAGTAAGGTGGTCTGAATCTCCATCATTAAACCTTAATGATTGTGTTGCCACACCATTATAAAAACCTGTGCTTTCGTCACCTATACTTGATGCAGGTAGTAAACTCATCTTACGCTAAAGCTCCTGTTGCACCTACTAGTATTGTATTATTACCACTTGCAGCAGAACAATAATAAGTAAGCATATATGTTCCTGCTGAAGATATTGCTGTTAAGATATCTGCATTTATAGCAACACTAGCGTGGGCAGATACTGTGTGACCACCAGTGTTAATTAGCATGATTGTTCCTGATTGACCCTCTGCAGGGTTAGATAAAGTTAAAGTAAAGTTACCTGATGGAGTACACTTAAAAAAGTTAGCAGTCGCTAAATCAAAGTTACCATCATTGTCTGTCTCTTGATTACCTGTTGCTCTACCTGCTACAGAAGCATCATCTCCTACAGTTACGTCTCCTGTTGTTGTAACGTTTCTAAAACCTGTTACATCTTTGTTAGAGTCAACAATAACTGCTTTAGACGCAGACACTGTGCCTGCAGTAATTCCGTCTACTAAATTCAACTCGGCTGCTGTAGATGTAACTCCATCTAAGATATTTAACTCGGCTGTGGTAGAAGTAACGCCATCAAGGATGTTCAATTCTGCAGCAGTAGAGGTCACTCCATCTAGGATGTTTAACTCTGCAGCAGTGGATGTAATTGCTGTTCCGTTTATAGCAAGTTTGCCTGTTTGAACATCGAATGTATCAGTACTTGACTTAACTCTTGCTATCTCATCACCATTTGTTCTTTGAAAAATTATATCTTTAGCAGACACAGTAGGTTTAAGAACTGCATTGCTAGATGAGTTACTAATTCTAAAAAACTCTGTTCCGTTATCTTGAAATTTAAAATCATTACCTGCAGCATCAAAAGTTATATCTCCACCAACATCTAATGTAAAATCTCCACTGTCAGATATAGTGCTATCATTAATAGTAATGTCATCTACTGTTAATGTTGTAAGTGTTCCTAATGATGTAATGTTTGCTTGTGCAGCAGTTTGTAATGTACCTGCTAACTGTGTAGCAGTTAATCTACCTGTGCTTGGATTGTAAGTTAAGTTACCATCCATCTCTAATCCAACGTTACCTGTGCTAGAAGTTGCACCTTCTACAAAGGTAATTAAATTATCTTCGTCTGTACTTTCGTTATCTGTAACTAATACGTGAGCAGCATTGGTAGCATCAGTAACAGTAACACCTGCTATAACAGTGTTTAATGCAGTACCACCCACTGTGATTGCAGCTGCTTCAAGTGTGCCATCTATGTCTGCATTACCACTAATGTCTAAGGTAGCTGCGTCAAGCTCACCTGTTAGTGTGACATTTCTAAAACTTGCTATATCTTTATTTGAGTCTACTACAACTGCTTTTGATGCTACAACTGTTCCTGCAGTTGACCCATCAAGCAAATTCAACTCTGCAGTAGTAGAGGTTACTCCATCTAATATATTTAATTCTGCAGTGGTGGATGTAACACCATCAAGAATGTTCAACTCTGCAGTAGTAGAGGTTACGCCATCAAGTATATTTAGTTCTGCAGCAGTAGAGGTAACAGTTGTACCATTGATAGATAACGCATCTGTCTCAAGTGTTCCATCAATATCTGCATTACCTGATATATCTAGTGTAGCTGCGTCAAGTTCACCTGTAATTGTAATATTTCTACCACCTGATATATCTTTGTTTGAATCAGTTATGATAGCTTTACTTGCTATTACAGTTCCGTTTGTAATGCCATCTATTAAATTAATATCTGCAGCACTGGCAGTAACTCCATCTAAAATGTTTAGCTCTGCAGTGGTTGCAGTTACTCCATCAAGAATGTTAAGCTCTGCTGCTGTAGAAGTAACTGTGGTGCTTGCTATGGATAAAGCATCTGTTTCTAAAGTACCATCTACATCTACGTTGCCTGATATATCTAAAGAAGCTGCAATGAGTTGGTCTACTTGTAAATCTTCGTGACTAGAACCTAATTTTAATTCAAATTTAGGACCTGTTGTATTGTAACTAAATGTAGCGTCATCTCCACTACCACCTTCAATAGTTATACCTGCACCATTTACTACTGCACTTGTATCATTACCACTATCTAATACAATGTTGTGGTCGTTTAGATTTACAGTAGTAGAGTTTACTGTAGTTGTTGTTCCTGATACAGTTAAGTTTCCTGCTAAAGTTACGTTAGCACCACTAAAGGTCATAGCAGTTGTAGGTGTAGAACCTGATTGAATTACTAACTCACCACTAGAGTTTTTAAGATTAGCAAAAGTTGTTCCACCATCTTTTAGGGTTATGTCTGTGCCATCTGCGTCAAGTATTATGTCTCCTGCAGAATCTAGTGTTATTGTAGAGCCTGTAATATCATTGCCATTTACATCTAAATCACCACCTAATTGTGGAGATGAGTCTCCAGAAACCTCAGACAATCCACCTAAAGCACTAGATAGACTTCCAACAGTTACTTTACGTAATGCACTTGCAGAGTTGTCGTGAAATAATAACGTATCATTATTACTATCTAGAGAAGTTTCTGCAGTCTGACCTGTAATAACGTTTGCATTTACCATCGCAG